ATAGACTTCACATTAAATACCATGCGGAGATTCCACTTAAAGAAGTGCACTCAAATGGCTTTGAGGGTGAAATGGAATCAATGGTTGAGAAGGTTAAATCTTTTATACAAAAAGAGTACAATAAGATTGCAAAAGGCTCACTTTCGCTTTCTGACCCAAGTGAAGTTGACATTCTTGTGGAATACATCTCTCGCATCCGCTGTAGCGTTAAGGTTCATAAGTGTTACAAGATTGGCGGCACAGACGCAGAGGCAAACGACTCTTATACTGATGGAAGAGAAATCGAGCCTGAATTCAAGAAGATGATGGCTCTTAGCGGCTTGGGTGGGGAAAGACCACAAAACGAAAAAATAAAGAGTTAAAATGTCCTTCTCTCTTTCTAAGAAAGAAATAATGAAAGAGATAGTCAAGTGTGGAAAAACACCGGACTATTTTATCAACACTTACGCAAAGATTACTCATCCACAAAAAGGTCTAATACCTTTTCACCTTTATGACTTTCAGAAAGAACTTCTCAATGATTTTCAAGATTATCGTTTCAACGTTATACTGAAAGCTCGACAGCTTGGTATATCAACTATATCAGCGGCATATGTTGCTTGGCTAATGATGTTCCATCGTGAAAAGAATGTTCTTGTCATAGCAACAAAGTTTAGTACTGCGGCAAATCTAGTAAAAAAAGTAAAAGCCATAATAAAAAATCTACCAGAGTGGTTAAGAATCTCTAATGTTGATATTGATAACAGAACAAGCTTCGTGCTTTCTAACGGTTCGCAGATAAAGGCATCATCTACATCAGGCGATGCTGGTCGTTCAGAAGCCTTATCCCTATTGGTGATTGACGAGGCTGCGCATGTTGAGGGGCTAGAGGACTTATGGATGGGTCTCTATCCTACACTATCTACTGGTGGCCGCTGTATAGCTCTTTCAACTCCAAACGGTGTTGGTAACTGGTTTCACAAGATATATACCGAAGCGGAAAGTCAAGAGAATGATTTTCACCCAACAATTCTTCCATGGCAAGTACACCCAGATAGGGACCAAACTTGGTTCGAGAAAGAGACCAAAAACATGTCACGAAGAGAAATTGCACAAGAGCTTGAGTGTAACTTTAATATGTCAGGTGAAACAGTGTTTTCGTCTGAAGACTTAGAAAAATATTTAAACACCACACGAGAACCAAAATATAGGACTGGTTTTGATAGAAACTTATGGATATGGGAAAGCTACCAAGAGGGCAGGAATTACTTTATATCTGCAGATGTAGCTCGTGGCGACGGAAAAGATTTCTCAACAGCTACTATTTTTGACATTGGCACTATGGAACTAGTGGCAGAATATAAAGGAAAGGTTACACCTGATATTTTTTCTAAAGTTTTGTACGATATTGGTGTAGAATATGGCAAGTGCCTATTGGTTGTAGAAAACAACACGGTTGGATATGCTGTTCTTGATAAATTAAAAGAGAAGCAATATCCAAATCTTTATTATTCTATTAAATCAACACACGAGTACATAGAAGAGCATATAGCAGAGAATATGAGCAATGCTGTTGCCGGTTTCTCAATGACTTCAAAAACGCGTCCACTGATTGTGGCAAAGATGGAAGAATTCATAAGAAATGACCTAATTAAGATATATTCTACTCGTCTTTTAAGTGAAATGAAGACTTTTGTGTGGAATAACGGAAGAGCAGAGGCGATGCGGTCATATAATGATGATTTAATTATGGCTACCGCAGTTGCGTGCTGGGTTCGGGACACAGCTTTGGTGACAAACCAAAGAGATGTGGAATACAGTAAAGCCTTTGTCGGCGCGATTACAAAAAGTAGTAACCAGCTTGATACCAGAATAAAGGGAATGGTTGGCGTAAGAAATATGAAACTTGAAAATGAAGCTAGAAAACAATCAAAAACTCTTGATGAATTTCCATGGCTCTTTAAGGGATAAAAGATGGCTA